AAATGTGCTATATGCTTGGTGTTCGGATCTGCATTCGGTTTTGTTGAATGCACATATCTGCGAGAAGCCGCCCACGGGCGTTCTACTGGCATTTCCGAAAGATATTGCTTAAATGTTTTCATGGCATCAATATTTATACTTGTCAATATTTATACTTGACAGCACACCATTTACCTGCTATACTTTACCGACAAGGAGGACGGCAAGTGAGCGAAACTCGTAACATCATCGACCACTATCATTATTGGAAGCACGATGATATTGTTGCCGATCTTGACACCAAGCGCAACAGGTTTACTGTTCTTTGCAGTAATCTTGGGAATGATTTCAACATTGCTACGGTGATTCGTAATGCTAATGCATTTCTAGCCAACTCCGTTTGGATTTATGGAAATAAGCAATATGATCGTCGTGGAACAGTCGGTACACATAACTACACCCACTTCCGCCATTTTAAGGAAGATCAAGAAGCAGAACTTCTAAAGGCAATGCGTGGCATGTATGTTGTTGGTGTTGACAATGTTGGAGATGCCAAGCCAATTGATGAGTTTAGTTGGCCATGCAGTAAGCCTGTCCTCATGATTTTTGGACAGGAGCAGATCGGAATCCCGAAGAAACTGCTTGACTTGTGTGATGAGTTGGTGTATATTAAGCAGTATGGATCAGTGAGAAGTCTAAATGTTGGAACAGCCAGCGGTATCGCAATGTATGATTACTGCTCTAAGGTTTGCAACGGAGTGCAAATAGGTTGATATATACATTCGCTGGGCCCCGGCGTATATTATGATTTGTGATTGGGGCTTTCTGCACCTATAGATTAACCGGCTAAATCCCCGCCCTTTCAAGGCGGTGACTCGGGGTTCGAGTCCCCGTAGGTGTACTAAAATTAAGATTAGGTTCAAAAGATGGTAAGGCAAACATACTTGCATGGAAACAATACTTTTTTCTTTATCTGCTCTGTGCGGTATCATTGCCTTTCAAATTTGGTTCTATAGACTGGCTTATCATAATGGTTACGAAAATGGTAATCATTGTGGAATTAGCCAAGGGCTCTTTATGGCAAAAGAGCGCGAAAACAAGCGGTCGTCGTATAATGGTTCATTACGCGGGTTTTCCAAACCCGACATGAGAGTTCGATTCTCTCCTACCGCACTTTATGATGACAAAACTAATAAAATCAAGATACGGAGTTAATCGCCTCATTACAGAAGAAGCGGACGGTTCCCTGACAATTGAAGGGGAATCTCTGTTCTATCGTTGTTCTGGCAACGAGAAGGATCTAGAGATGTTCGACTTTGAAGGTGGACCATTTCTAATGGTCGGAGATCCTATGATGGAGTTCGAAGGCACCATCAAGTCGATTGAATTGCTAGAATCCAAAGATAACAATGTTAGAATAAAAGTGAGATGCGAATAAGTGAAAGGCACAAAATGAATATGGATCACAACGACTGGTTGAAGGAGCAGACTAATCGCTCTCCCGAGAAATCTTGGGAAATTGAAGATGTTATGATGAACAATCAAGCATTGCGTTTACACAACCAATTCTTGAAGATTGAAAATGAAAAGCAGAGAGAACGAATCTTGAAGTTGGAAGAACAGATTCGTTCTATGGATAAAACAACCAACATTGTCAACGATTTGCATAAAGATTGGCAAATGGGACATGGCTGGGGTAAAGGTAAAGACGAATAAATAGTCTTTGGTATTGTTGATATTGGATAGAAACGTGGACAACACAGGGGTTCGAATCCCCTCGGCTCCATTCAAAACGGTTAGCGGCGTGGTAGGGACACGCAGTGTTGAGAAGACTCGTACCGGCGTAAAACAGAGTCCTGTATAGGACCGGCTTCGGATTCACACCTGAAGTAGATTCTGACAAAGCCGGGCAGAAGGTGACTGGGCATGCACAAATCCTTCCTAACCGCTTACTTATACGGGGCTGAATGGCATCGACTGACACGGAGTATAGAAGAAGGAGATACCCGACACGGGTAACAAGTGTCGTAAATAAACAGTTGCAACAATAATTGCCGAACCAATGGCAATGGCTGCTTGAAGCAGTGGGGAATGATCCACCCGCGACTGAACGGATCACGGTTGTTGGGGAGAAATCTCCAACAACCACTTGCTTAGAGAATAGATATGTGATACAATATGGAAGTAACGCCCGCATGGTGGAATGGCAGACACGGCGGATTCAAAATCCGCTGCCCTAAGAAGCGTGTAGGTTCAAGTCCTACTGCGGGTACTACGGCACGGTAGACCAATCGGCAGAGTCAATAGACTTAAAATCTGTGTAGTGTGGGTTCGAGTCCCACCCGTGCTATTATGAAAAACGATCCTTTTATTCTAAAGCGTTTAGAGCAGGCGATTGAGGAAACATCTTCACCTCGCGCTAAGAGCCACGAATATACCAGTGAGTGTTTGTCCTGCTTACTGGAGGATTGTTACAAGATCATTAAGAACACTTCTAGCGAAGTTGATATGCTTGAAACCAAGTTGTTTGAAGCATATCGTGAAATTGATCGAAATAGGGAACAGGCTACAACTCGTTGGCTCTTTGATGAGCAGTCAGGTTAAAATGGCAAAGGGAAAAATCAAGAACAAGGATAAGAAACCAACTGCAAACGAAGAGTATTATTTCGTTGCTCATGTGGACGATACTGGAGAAGTAACTTCTTTGCTTTTAACGGAAGTTGAATACACTAGAGCAAAGAATAGGGCTGAAAACAATCCAGAGGATGTCCCCGAACATTTTATAGTTTTTAAACAGGAACACAAAGATGTCTAAGAAAAAGCAATCAATTAAGAAAATTACAGAAACCTTCAGGTGGAAGCCCTCGCCGGCAATTGAATGGATTCTAAAGAATGATCGCACAAAGTTTATGGAAAATCATCAATATGCTCCCTTGAGTATTTTGCTTGAAGAACACGGTTTGCTTGAGCAAGCCCTAGGTCAGTTGCATGTAATCCATAAAAATGGTGATAATTATTGGAATGACGAGCGCGGGAAAGAACTTCATTTCCGTATTGATTACATTCAAGAGAAGATCAAAGCAAAATATTACGGAATGGTAGAAATGCTAGATAGAATGGATTACAACGATATGCTCGATACCAAGTCAAGCAAAGACAAGGAATCCAAGTAATTATTTTCCCTGATAGCTCAGTTGGTAGAGCGGCGAGCTGTTAACTCGCATGTCACTGGTTCGAGTCCAGTTCGGGGAGTTTTATGATAATCAATATACTATTTTCATTACTTGGATTAACATTTGCAAATTGGGTATATGCCCATGTTGCTTATAACAAGTATTTCCAAGATAGACCATTTAGTGCATATGCAGTTTCAATTCTAGCAGCAGCAATAACCACTGCTGCATGGGTTCTGTTGATACGAAATGTAAAAGCAACCAAAGATGTTTTTATTACAAATTTGATTTGGGATGTTGGTGCCACCATATTGTGTGTGACTTTGCCAATATTAATGTTTAATGTTAAATTGGACATAAAAACGGCAATTGGTTGTGTGATTGCGATTGCTGGTATTATAATTACTAAGATATAACGCCCGAGTAACTCAGCGGCTAGAGTGCTTCCTTTACACGGAAGAAGTCGTCGGTTCGATCCCGACCTTGGGTATTTTGCGAGTGTACTCAAGCGGCAACGAGGGCAGACTGTAAATCTGCTGGCTTAAGCCTTCGGGGGTTCGAGTCCCTCCGCTCGCATTTTGCGTAGTTCAGCAGCAGAAAGATAAACTGTAGGCTGGCTAGGGTCTTCTGCTTGCAAGGGAGGATCTGAAACAGAGCAACAGAGGTGCAAGTCCTTCGCTACGCTTTTGGATAGATGGCCGAGTGGTTTAAGGCTGCGGTTTACTAAACCGCCGTAGGTACTAGATACTTACCGGGGGTTCGAATCCCTCTCTATCCGTTACAGGATTGTAGCTCAGGGGTTTAGAGCATTCGCTTGATAAGCGAAGGGTCGCTGGTTCAATTCCAGCCAGTCCTATGCGGGGAGTAGCACAGTTTGGTAGTGCGCCTGGTTTGGGACCAGGAGGTCGCAGGTTCGAATCCTGTCTCCCCGACTTTTATAAATACTGGCACTATGAAGAAATTCTCCCAATATATTAATTCACAAGAAGATTGCGGTTGTAATCAAGTCCAAGAAGCAAAAGGATTTATGACCGGTCTTAAACAAACCGTATTACCAGATATTCAACCGGGTGAATATGGCGCCGCGGCTGGTGGTGCTGTTGGAGGGATACTTAAGAGTATTGGAGGAAGTGCGGCGAGTAGTTTGCTAGGTAAATTTGGAGAAAAGATTCTTCCTGCTGCTAAGGACGGCGCTGAAACTGGTGTAGAAAATAAAAGAAAGGTAAAAACGGCAGGAGATCGTTGTGATGAAGAATTAGCAGACATTGAATTTGATTTATCACAATTAGAACAAGAGCGCCTTGATAGAAAGAACAAGGCAAGATCTGGTGCTTCTGCTGGAGCCGATATAACTGGTTTAAATGTTGAAAGAAGAATAGACAAAAAACGCAGAGAGTTTGAATTGAAAAAACAAATGTGTGGCAAATTAAAGAAGGCAGAAACATCAAAAGATCTTTCTAGACTGGAAAGAGAAGAACAAGCAGATAGAGCCCAAGCAGGAAAAGTAAGCTTAGAACGGCGCGCACGCAAAGAGCATTTAAGAAATCTTCTAAGAAAAAGAACTCCATAAGGCCACTCTTTCTAAAGTCTACATACCTGTGTAGTCTTACACGGGCCCTTCAAGACCTTATTAAGACCCAAAACTTGACTTACAACTAAATATCAGTATACTAGAGGACGAGCAGTGCGTCCTCTTTTATTTGGAGTTATATTATGAATCGCAAGAGACATTGGGATGAGTTTGATATGGCTGCTGAGAGAGAAGGAAATGCCTTCAAGAAGCAAGTGACTACACAAATTGCCAAACGTGGTCTCGGTAAGGTGACACTCAAGACTCGAAAGATGCATGGAGATGCATTTTTTGCAGTTCAGCGTAAGACTGTTAAGAACTCTTTCTTTGTGAGGTAATATATGGCTAAGTGTAAGAATTGCGAAAAGAAAATTCCCAAGGCCCGTCTAGAGGTTCTTCCCAATACAGAAACCTGCGTTGGCTGCTCAGAAGCGAAGCCAATGATGGGATTTATGGATTGGGCACACAAAACGGCTCCCGAACTAGTAATTGTAAACCCCGACGATAAGGAGAACTTGCGCCGGGCAAAAAGAATAAATTCTAGAGCCAGATAAATTGCCTATTATAAATAAAGGTGGTTGGAGGGATTTGAATACCGGGGATCGACTGGAGACAGTGCCGCGAACACTAGAAACCATTGATTACGCTATTCATGCGTTAAAAGGAACTTCGCTACCTTTCGACCGTCAGGGGAGCCGGACTCCAAAAGAGTCCGGTTCTTTATCTATAAAGGTCGAGGTTCTCGGAGTACTAAATAGTTGTACTTATTAGGAGATCTGGCAAATGGCAATTGACTTCTTTACACTCAGACAAGTAACTAGTTTAATCGAACAAAAATTAGAAGAAGCAAAGCGTGCTGTACCAAAGGCATACACTGCTGCTACAGATGCAAGTGGAGCATTTGCCGGGGATATTGCCAGAACACAAGCCGCTCAAACCGAAAACCCAAAATTTTCCGATAAGGGAATTATTCATTCCACGACTGCTGGAGCCAGACATTCTTCTGCAAAGATGATTCACGGAACAATTGCTGGTCATTTGAAGGCTGGTAGAGGTGTTGCAGTATTCTTACATGACACTCCAGAATTTGGCAATGAAGGCGAACTGGACAGACACTATCTGGTTCCACACTCAGATGGTAGCACATATCTAATAAAGGGAAAGAAGACCATTAAGGTTTCTTCTATGAGTCCTGGCGAGCACGGATTCATTTCAATTATGCCACACGGTACTGGCAAAAAGTCCATCAAACCAGTTGGATACATTCCAGCAGGAACCGGGAACGAACAACACATCAGAACATTCGATCCAGAACAAGTTGAAAGAACTGGTCTTGGAAAGAACTTCAAGATGCGAATTGGTGGTAATCCCACACTAGACTGAAAGTAAAATATGAAGTTTAATCATGATACAGTGAAAATTGAAGACAATATAAAGACTGAAGAAATAAACGGTAAACGATTCTATGTCGCTCCCGATGGAAACAAATACCCATCGGTTACCACGATTACCGGATGGAAGAAGAGAGCATTCTTCGCAGAGTGGCGTAGAAAAAACCCAGACGAATCTCGTAGAGTCTTGTCTCGTGGCACATCATTCCATACCATCATTGAGAAGTATCTTCTAAATGAAGATGCTATCGTTGAGGAAAAGAAATCATCCCGTCCTGGCGATTATTACATGTTTGCCCAGATCAAAGAAGAACTGGACAAGATAAATAACATTAAAGCACTCGAAACTGCTCTTTGGTCTGGAACCTTGAAGATGGCAGGAAGAGTGGATTGCATTGCGGAATATGATGGCAAGTTGTCTGTAATAGACTTCAAGACAAGCAAAGCAATCAAAGACGAGAAGGATATTCAGGAATATTTTATGCAAGCAACGGCATATGCAATCATGTTCAAGGAAAGAACTGGTATAACCATAAAGAATATTGCTATTCTCATGTCATGTGAAGATGGTAGTGTTATGGTATATCAGAAGAATCCCGTAGAATACGTTGCTCCACTAAAGAATGCAATAGATCAATATTACGAGGAAAACGTAAATGAGTTATCAGTTTCCAGTTGATACATGCGTAGTTGCATGTTCGGGACCATCTCTTAATAAAGTAGATGTATTTTCTTTGGGTGTACCTGTATGTGCAATAAGCACTACTATTCGCTCAATACCAAATCCCAATTATTGGTTTATAGCAGACACGCTAAATGATATGCATGGCGAAGAAGGCGCCGCTGCTTGGGAAAAAGAAAATGTGATAAAAGTTGTTCCAACCAGAAGTAACAGATCTGGTGGTAAAAATATTGTAACACATGAATATCATGAAGCCAGAGAACCAAATAGACAATACGAAACATTGTTGTTTCAAGCCAATACACCACTTTTGCGCGGACCCCACAAAACATTAACATTTGCAATACAATGGTTGCATGTGTGTGGTGTAAAGAATATAATTTTTGCCGGCAACGATCTTCAGGCTGAAAGTTTTGATAAGAAGTACTCTTACCAACTAAAAGATTATGATAAGCGCAAAGAGCACAATTTTAAAAAGACATTAGATCAAATTAAAGATGCTTTGTTTTCTTGGTATCCTGTGGCGAAAGCAAAAGGTTATGAGTGGTATTCGTATGAATGTGGTGACATTTTTGAAACTATTGTTCCAAAGTTCAATTCAGATGTGTTAAAGAATGTAAAAGCAAATCCGTATTACGTTGAACCAAGAGTAAACGAATCTGCACAAGTTCAACAAATAATTCAAGCCGAAGTCATTAAAGAATATGTGGAGAAGGAAAAGTTATCTGAACTTGATCGTAATAGAAGAGAATATAATAGATTGATACGCGAACGCGAAGATAAAGAAAAAGCAAAAAGAAAAGTGAACATGGGTGTTTACTTTGATCTTATACACAAGCGCAAGAAATGAATCATCTACATTTTGTTTCTTATTATACCAATAACGGTATATACCCAGAATTAATTAAAGATCTTGAGAAGAGTTTAGTCAAACATAACTTGAGTTATAGTTTAGCACAAGAACTTGATAGAGGATCTTGGGTACAGAATTGTGCATTGAAAGCAGAATTCATTCTTAAACAATTAACAAAAGCGAATAAGAATGACTGTATCATATGGATCGACAGCGACGCGCAGATTGTAAAGTACCCAGATTTGTTTTTATTGGGTGATCAGGAATTCATGATTCGGGGAGAACCAGGCGGGAAAAGTAAAACACCGGCTGGTAGAGAACGAATTCATTTACCTAATAATTGGCCAGAAAATGTTGCACCGTGTTGGTTTAATTCCGGTACTATATTTGTTCGTGCTTCTGATAATGGCATTAAATTGTGCGAGCGTTGGATTGAATTACAAAAACAAAACCCAACTCATTGGGATCAATGGACTCTACAGCAGGCTTGGTGCGACATACAACCCAAGACAGAGTTTTTACCACAGTCTTATTGTCAGATAGATAGAATGCACGGTCGTCAAGGTGCAGTGATTTTACATCGTTTGGCTTCGGTCGAACAGAAAGTGAATAGACAATGAAACGAGCAATAATTACCGGAATTACCGGACAAGATGGTTCCTATCTCGCAGATCTTCTATTGGAGAAAGGTTACGAAGTTCATGGTGTAATTCGTCGTTCTTCTTCCTTCAATACAGCAAGAATAGAACATTTAATCAATAATCCAGATGTCTATAATAAGACTCTGTTTTTACATTACGGTGATCTATCAGACTATAATACAATTTCAAATGTAATAAACAAATACAATCCAGACGAGTTTTATAATCTTGGAGCGCAAAGTCACGTTAAAGTGTCTTTTGATGCTCCAGTATACACTGGCGAAGTGGTTGGTATTGGTACTTTAAATGCTCTAGAAGCAATACGAGAGTATGAGCAGAGAACAGGGAAGAAGATTCGTTACTATCAAGCATCCAGTAGCGAAATGTTTGGTAAGGTACAAGAAGTTCCGCAAAAGGAAACTACACCATTCTATCCCCGCTCTCCTTATGGTTGTGCGAAGGTATATGCACATTATTTAACTGTAAACTATCGAGAAAGTTATGGAATGCACGCTTCTTGTGGTATTCTTTTTAATCACGAAAGTCCACGCAGAGGTGAAACATTTGTAACAAGAAAGATTACAAGAGCAATTGGTAGAATTTATCAAGGATTACAAAAGAAATTGTATCTTGGAAACTTAGACGCTTTGCGTGATTGGGGATTTGCAGGGGATTACGTCGAAGCAATGTGGCTAATGCTACAACAAGATACTCCAGATGATTATGTTGTTTCAACTGGAAAAATGTATTCCGTTCGTGAATTTTGCCAAAAAGCATTTTCAAAATATAACATGAACTATGAGGATTATGTTGAAATTGATCCGCGTTACTATCGTCCAGCAGAAGTAGATCAGTTGCTAGGAGATTCTACAAAAGCAAGAACCGTTCTTGGTTGGCAACCAAAAGTAGATTTTGATGGTCTAGTAAACATGATGGCAGAGCATGATTTTGAACTTGGTAGAAGAGATTATACTATTCACATCCATGATATGAATTTAAAACCAAAATGGTAACTGTAATTACTTTTTATACTCCCGAATACAAAGACGAAGCAATGGAACTCGTAAAGACTTGCAACGATTTTCAATTGCCAGTTAAAGCATATGCCAAAGAAAGCAAAGGATCTTGGGTTCATAATTGCACGATGAAAGCAGAAGTAATTGAGCAAGCATTAGACGAATATAAAGATGGTGTTGTTTGGGTAGATGCCGATGGTAGATTTCGAAATAAACCAGAATTATTTGATAAACTACAAGATTATGATTTTGCATGTTATTGGATTCCTAATGTTTGGAATCAACCAAGAAATGCACATCTAAAGCCTTGGAATCTTGGAGCAGAGGCTCTCGCCGGCGGCACAATGTATTTTGCTAATACTCCTCTAGCAAGAAGTTTAATTGCCACATGGAAAGTTGAAAGCAGAAACAATCCAAATAGATGGGAACAACAGAGTTTACAAAAAGTATGGGAACCTTACGATAAGTTGGGATTGCGTACTTTTAATTTCCCACAATCATATTGTAAAGTATTTGACTGTAAATGGTTTGAACCAGAACAGCCTGTTGTGGTAGAACATACACAAGCAAGTCGTAGACTGAAAGATAAGGTAGGAAGATGAAACAAGATGTATGGTTAGCACTACCTAGTGCCAATATAGAAATGGCAAGAAAAACTTTTCCGGTATGGAGAAGTAAGGGATATAAAATTGCAGTTGTTTGTCCAGACAGATTTAAAGAAGAATATTCGACTCTAGTTGATTTGATGATACTTGAATCCGAAATCGGAGGATATCAAGGATGGCCAAAATCAGTAAACCATCTTTCAAAATTATTGACTGATTATGAGATAATTATTGCTGCGGGTGACGATATGTACCCAGATAATGATTATGAGGCTCACCAATTAAGATTGCAGTTTGTTCGTCATTTTGGCGGTACTTTAGGTGTAATGCAACCCTATAAAGATAAGTTTGGAAGTATGGCATGCAGCACATGCGAACAAATTTGTGGAAGTGCTTGGTTGGGAAAAGAGTTTAGAGAAAGAGTAAATCAAGGACGAGGACCAATGTGGGAACAGTATTTCCATATGTGGGCAGATACTGAACTGTATCAAGTTGCGACTAAATACAACTGCTTGTGGATACGAGGCGATCTCGAACAATACCACGAGCATAGAATAAGAGGTACTCATAATTTTAGACCAACTATACCAGCAGGAAATGCCGGTGTAGCACAGAGAATTTATTTTGAGAGGAAACAAAATCAGTTTCCCGGTTCGGAATTACTATGATAGACTTATTAATTAAATATCCAACACGAGCCAGACCAGATCAATTTAAACGTATTCTTTCGGAATATGTAAATAAATTATCTGGCAAATATAAAGTCAAGTTTGTTATTTCTATGGATTTGAATGACGAAACTTGCAATAATAATCCAATGCGCTATTTCTTAGAAGATATGAAATCACGAGTTGATTTGGAATATCATTACGGTGATAGTCAAAATAAAATACATGCATGTAATCGTAATATTCCAACAGATGGTTGGAAAGTTTGTGTTTTAGTTTCGGATGACATGACACCAAGAGTTCATGGATTTGATGAAATAATAATGAATGATATGAATCGTCATTTTTCGGATTTAGATGGTGCATTAAATTATAATTGCGGTGGTCATGCGTATCCAAAAGTTATGGTTCTTTCTGTAATTGGAAATCCATATTACAAAAGATTCAACTACATATATCATCCAGAATATACTAGTTTATTTTGCGACGAAGAACAAACTGTTGTTGCTAGATCTTTGAATAAAATTGTTGATATAAACAATAAAATCATAACACACGATTGGCATGACATAAAAGATAATTTGAGACAACACACCGAAAAATTTTATCATAGCGATAAACAAGTATTTGAATCAAGAAAGCAAAGAGGATTCCCACTATGAATATATTATGGACTATAGGTATTTTACATTTACCAAAACGCGCAGATGTTTATAATCAATTAATTGCGGAACTCAATAAACAAATTGTAGCAGTAAATGCTCAAGATAAAATTGAGATCATAACCGAAACTGATAATGGTGAAAATACTGTAGGAAAGAAAAGAAATACAGTATTAGATAAAGCAAAAGGTGAATATGTGTGTTTCATCGACGATGACGATATGATCACGGAAATTTATGTTTCCAGAACACTTAAAGCATTAGAATCGAAACCAGATGTTGTTGAACTGGTTGGATTCCTACCAAAATACAATTTACCATTTATCCATAATTTAAACTGTGGTGGTCATTTTAGAAAAGATGGTATTCAATTCCGTACACCAAATCATTTGAATACCATCAAGACAAGTATTGCTCGTCAAGTCCGGTATCCTGAAATTTCTCACGGAGAAGATCAAGATTATTCTCACCGTCTTTGGGCAAGTGGTTTGATGAAAACAGAAGCACTAATTGGTGATAGAATGTATATTTATCAGTTTGATTCTAGAACATCTGAAACCGTAAAATTTATGAAGAGGAACTGATGAAAAAGATTATTTCTTATAGTTTATGGGGCAATCTTCCACTTTATACCGTTGGTGCAATTTCTAATGCAAAACAAGCAAAGGAAATTTATCCTGGCTGGATTTGTAGATTTTATATTCATAAACCATCAATTCCTCAATGGGTAGTCGAAGAATTAAAAAAACAAGATAATGTAGAAATTGTATTTTACAATGATAATGTTGGTTGGGGTGGTATGTTATATCGTTTCTATCCTGCAACAGAAGATGATGTTGAAGTTATGCTTAGTCGAGACACGGATAGCAGATTATCCACAAGAGAGAAGGCTTGTGTAGATCAGTGGTTAAAATATGATAAAAAACTCCATGTAATACGAGATGCGTGTGTACACCAATCACAGATGATGGGAGGTTTGTGGGGAGCCAAAAAAGGTTATTTAAAATGGATTAAACCATATATCGACGAAATGATCAATAACTTAAGAGATGGTACTGCAAGAAAAGGCTGCGATCAAGACTTTTTAAATTCTAAAATATATTTGTATGCAGTCGGTGAAATAAACGAACAGGGTAGAGCATTAAATAAATTATCTGGGTTTGATCCAGCACAAATCAGTATAATTTCTCACGATGATATTGCATTTGGTTGTGTAAGATTTCCTAAGTTTACCAGATTACCACATGTTAATGACGAGATGAGACAAATGCCTATTCCTAGAAAATACGGCAATGAATATAAAGTTTGTCCCAGTTGCGGATTAAGACACGATTCTGAATTTATAGGAAGAGATGAATGTCTAACGGATGAAGAATGCAAGTACATCAATTTAACACCAGAACAAATTGAAGAAAGAAATAATATTGTAAAATATTACAAACTTTATCAAAAAGATAGAGATATATTAGGATTAACAACTATTTACGAGTAAACAATGAAAAAAATAATATCATATTGTATATGGGGTAATAATGGATTCTATACTATAAATGGAATTCGAAATGTTGATTTGGCAAAACAATATTTTCCAGATTGGACTTGCAGATTTTATATTGCACCAACTGTTCCAAAAGCAATAATAGAAGAATTGCAAACCCGTGGAGCAGAAATTATCTTAATGCAGGAAGATGAAAGTTGGAATGGAATGTTTTGGCGATTTTATGCCGCAGGAGATCCAACAGTTGACGTTATGATTAGTAGAGATACTGATAGTTTATTGAATATTAGAGATAAAGCAGCAGTTGATGAATGGTTAAATAGTGGTAAATTATTTCATATAATGAGAGACAATATAGTACATGATGCTAAAATTATGGGCGGTATGTGGGGTGCGAGGAAAGGTGCAGTCCTAAATATGATGGAACTAATCAACAACTATTCTCGCAAAAAAACAAACAATAGAAAAAATATAGATCAAGAATTTTTAGCAGAAATTGTATATCCTCTGGTAATTAATAATTCTTTGGTTCATGATTCTATGAGCAGATATGGTCATGGAAAGGAATTCCCAATACCCAGAAAACAACCTTGGTATGAAGTTACATTGAAGGGGGAGTGGAGAGATTGCGAATGGGTTGGTGACGATAATGATTATATTGGCAAACTTGCAGCAGGTGGTTGCACTCACAACGAATATCATAAAAATTTTGAAGATCCAAAATACTATAAAGATTAAACATGAAAATTGATAAAGTAATAATGTCTTGTGATGATAAAAGATACTATCTTGATTTCTGGGAACCAGTATCAAAGGTATGGAAATTAAAATTTAATATCCATCCGGTTTTGATTTTGTTTGGAGACAAGAAACAATTAAATGTTTCCGAACAATATGGTACAGTTATTGAATTTAAAACAAATCCAAACATTCTGTCACATATACAGGGACAGTGGGCAAGATATTGGTATCCAATTATAGAACCAGACACTACTTGGTTGATTTCTGATATTGATATGTTCCCAATGTCTAAACAATATTTTATCAATTCATTATTGGATGTGCGCTCAGATGCTTTTATTAATTTAAATGCCGATGGTGATTATTTCCCCGCTTGCTACAATGGTGGAAAGGGTAGCACATTTAAAGAAGTATTAGAATTACCTAATACATGGGAAGAATCTATCAAAGAAATCCACGAACGATCAAAAGAAATAAATTATAACCATACACCAGAATCTTTTAGTGTTTATGAACCTAGTCAGACTCATATGGCAAATTGGGGCATAGATGAATCTTTCTCTTGTGCAAAAATTAAAAAATTTGCGGACAAAGATCGTATAATTAGAGTACAAAGACCGGGTGGATTTTGTCAAAGAAGACTTGATCGTGCTAGTTGGAAACCAGACGATTCAAAAATATTAAGTGGTTGGTATAATGATTGTCATAGCATTCGTCCTTACAATTCCGGACACAAACCAGAAATAGATAGAGTAGTAAATTTAATTTTAGGAAGTAATCAATGAGCCAAGAATTTTTAAATGAAATTGCAAACAAATCGTATTCATCTTGTATGCTAAATGATGTTGAGGGTTGGTGTAGTCATAGACCACTTTTATATTTGGCTTTAGAACTGACTAAAAATTCCAATAAACCGATTGTAGAACTTGGTTGCGGTGATGGAAGTACTATTCAATTGAATCAGTATATTCAAACGGATAATAGAAAACTTATAAGCTTTGATACAAATCAAGAATGGATTAATAAATATATTCACTTGGAATCAAATAAACACCAGTTTGTTTATAAACCAGATAATTTTGCTTATAATCAAGAATCAAAAGAATGGTATGACAAAACACCAGAAATAGTAGATTGGTTGACTGATGTTAGTAAAGATGGAATTTCAGTATGTTTAGTTGATCATGCTTGTGGTGAACGCAGACACAGTGATATGAAACTAATCTACAATCAGTGTGATTTTATGGTTGTGCATGATAGTGAACCTGCGGCAACTGGTTACATGATGGATAGAGTTTGGGGATTGTTTAAGTACAAGTTGAACATTAAAAGATTTGGAGCATGGGCAACTATAGTCAGCAATACGCACGATGTTACTAAATTTGATGGTATGAAAATTGGTGAATTTGAGATTAATGTATGATCATATAAAGGAGTAAAATGAATATAGAAGAAAAAGATATAGCAATATGTTCATCGGCATTTGGTAAACAGTATGTGCCAATGTTGGACAGATTAGTTGAGAGTATTAACAAAATACACCCAAATGCTAAACAATTTATTTACAGAGAGAGATTACCAAAAAACTCAAGACCGCATTATGGTAGTGATGGTAGCATGTATGGGTTTAAAATACACGCCATACAAGAAGCAGTTGATGCTGGTTATAAAAAAATAGTTTGGTTGGATTCCGCTTCTATATTAGTAAATGATATACGCAGAGTATTTCCGTATTGCAAAACGCATGGTATTGTTGCCGCAAATGATGAACATTTTATTTGGACAAACTGCAACGATACGGCATTAAAACATTTTGGTATAACTAGAGAAGAAGCAAAAGAAAAGCAATTACGTTTTGCTGCTGGTAGTTTTTATGCTTTAGATTTTGATGAACCATTATGTCAACAAGTTTTTGAAACTTGGAAAGAATCCGAACGCTTAGGTTTGTTTGGAAAATCTACAGATAGATGGGAAGATTCCGGTGGACCATCTGGTCATAGACACGATGAAACATGTTTTGGTTTATCATTGTATAAACACAATTTACAATATTGCACACAAATGCAATGTGGTTATTGTTGCTGTGATTACCTTCCTCCAGGAATTCCTGCTTGTCCAGAACTAATTGTAACAAAAAAACATTTCAAATGATAGAAACTATACACGAACATACAATTGACACATCATTATTGACTGGCGGATGGATTATAGATGCTGGTTGTAGAAATTGGAATTTTTCTCTTGCAATGAAAGAGAGAAATGAAAAAGTTTATGCAATTGATATACAACCGATGGATAAACCCGAAGGATTAGATATTTTTAAACAGAATGCATTATGGGTTACCAATAAAATCATGTATGTAAATTATGTAAATGATGCAAATGGAACTTTTATTTGCGATACTCCACAATCAAAGAGAACGGAACAAATAACAACAATAACATTAAACGATATCTATAATGAAATTGGAACAAATATTGATTGTTTAAAAATTGACATAGAGGGTAGCGAATATGATATTCTATTGGATGATGAATTTAAACCAATACCAAAACAATTGTCCATAGAATTCCATGAACATAATTTTAAAAATAAACATGATAAGTTATTCAATTCTTGTATAGAAAAAATAAGTAAATATTATACTCCAATTAAACTAGAAAGAACTTCTGCTCATGGGTGTGGTTTTAATTATTGGGATACTTTATTTTTAAGAAAACAAAACATATTATGAACATTACAGTAACAGGTGGTTGTGGATTTATTGGATCAAACCTTGTCGATGAATTAGTAAGACAAGGACACGATGTTACTATTTTGGATGATCTTTCATCTGACGCACACGATCAATTCTATTTCAATCCACAAGCAAGATACTATCACTATGATATTACAAATGAACATCTTGTAAATGGTGTATTTGATCGTCACGAACCAGAATACGTTTTTCATTTAGCAGCGGAGGCAAGAATACAAAATTGTATACTGAATCCCGGTAGAGCATTAGATATTAATACTTTTGGTACTCAAAATGTATTAAATGCTGCCAAAATGGTTAAAACAAAACGTGTTATGTTTTCCAGTACTTCTGCCATTTATGGATTATCAAATAATGAGGTACAACGAGAATCAGATAAACCAGATTGCTTAAATGCATATTCGTATTCTAAATTCTTTTCTGAAGGATTGTGCAAGATGTATTCTGATTTATATAATCTGGATACTGCTTGTTTTAGATACTTTAATGTATATGGCAACAGACAACCAAAGCGCGGTTCATATGCACCTGTAATCGGTGTATTCTCTCGTCAAAAGAAAGCAAACCAATTGATGACAGTTGTTGGGGATGGTTTGCAAACCAGAGATTATGTTCATGTATCTGATGTTGTTTCTGCTAATATTGCAGCAATGAAGCATGATACAAATCTTCGTGGTAAGATTATGAATGTTGGTACTGGTACTTCATATTCTGTTTTAGACCTTGCAAAAATGATGGGTGGAGAGTATACTCATATTGCACCAAGAACCGGAGAAGCAAGACAAACTTGCGCCAATATTTCGGTAATACAAGAAACTCTTGGATGGCAACCAACAAAAAATCTCAAAGAGTATATGGAGAATAAAGAATATGATACTTGAATCAGGTGAATTGAATATTCAAAATGAAGTTGAAAAAATAATCAAGAAGAAGAATTGTTCTTATATGGAAGCGGTACTTCAGATTTGTGAAGTCCACGCTGTCGATCCGTCTTATATTGCAAAACATTTATCAAAACCAATTATTGAGAAGATTCGAGCCGAGGCACAGTCGCTGAACTTCCTTCCTAAATCTTCCCGACTTCCCATTTGACTTTGCTATATACTCCGGTTATAATACATCGTACATCAGTTACTTACACTTTAATACTTCGTACACGAAAGGAAACATATGGCGTTTAAAGATTTAAAGAATAAGTCCAAGGATCTCTCAAAGATCACCCAAGAGTTGGATAAGTTGAACAAGGGTGGAGCAGAGTCTTATAAGGACGACCGGTTCTGGAAGCCCGAACTGGATCAAGCATCAAATGGTTTTGCAGTAATTCGATTCCTACCGGTCGTTGACGGTGAGGATGTTCCTTGGGCGCGTGTGTTCAGTCACGGTTTCCAAGGTAAGGGTGGATGGTTCATTGAGAACTGCCCAACCACGCTAGGCAAGAAGTGCCCAGTCTGTGAAGCAAACAACGAACTTTGGAACAGTGGTATTGAGGACGACAAGACTGTTGCGCGTGATCGTAAGCGTAAGTTGAGTTACGTTGCAAACGTCTATGTCGTTTCTGATCCAAAGCACCCAGAGAACGAGGGTAAGATCTTCCTCTTCAAGTTTGGTAAGAAGATCTTTGATAAGATCATGGAGAAGATCCAACCGGAGTTCCCAGACGATCAGCCAGTCAATGTGTTTGATTTCTGGCAAGGTGCAAACTTCAAGTTGAAGATCCGTAAGGTTGCGGGTTACATCAACTATGATAAGAGTGAGTTCGAGGAACCATCAGCACTCATGGGTGGTGATGATGCCAAGTTGGAGGCTCTCTGGAAGAAGCAACATGCTCTTAAGGAGTTCA